GATTTTCGGAGAAACAGGTATCATTAATCCTGTGACGGATATCTTTGACCGCGCTGTAATTGCACAGAATGGCTGGTTCTTCTATGGTGCTTGTAAGCATGATATTCCTCGTTACAAGAATACGAAGATTTATCTGCTGGAAACTACGGGAGAGCAGACGATCCAGTTGAATCCTAAGTCGCTGGATGAGTATACGAATCGGCAGATGCTTTCGCTTCTTTCCATTCGTAAGAATCATATTGAACTCAACTTCTGTGACCTGCGGGAGGAGAGAAGGGAAGCATGGGATAAACTTGTTGGAACTTGGCTAGCGGGAGATCCGAAGACTCCCGTTATAAAGCACATCAATGATTCTGCTTCAGATATTTCCATTGAAAATCAAGATCCATCAATAAGTGTCCGTGCTCGGTACACGGCAGAAGATGTAGCACTTGCTTTTGAATTAGCACAGGAGTGTCTTAATCCGGATCTACGAGCTGGAACCTATCACAAGTGGGTTCATTTAGCATTATGTCTACGGAATATTGATGATTGTGAAAAGGCATTTGATACTTGGGTTCATATTAGTAGGCGGGTAACTGGTTATGAACATACTAGCGATGCTGATTTCCTAGAAAAGTGGAAAGTTCTACGAGGTTCGCAGGCTCAACTAGAAAAGCAGGTTAAAATGGGCACTCTTTACCATTGGGTCAAGCAAGACAATTATGCCAAGTATGAAGAGATTCGTGATCGTGGCAATGAAGACTATGCCTATAACCACGATTCCGGAACGCATGTTGAGATTGCGAATCTTATTCTACGACTATTCCGGCATGAATACCGTTGTTCTCCGATGCTAAAAAGCTATGATTGGTTTCATTTTGAGGGGCACTATTGGAAGGCAATTCAGCAGCCAATGGATTTGCGGGGACAGATCAGCACTCGTATTCGCGACTTGTATACTAAGGCTGAGCGCAAGGCATGTAATATTGAATTAGATCCCAATACTTCTGAGGATATGAAGAAGAGTCTTGTGGAGAAGAAGAAGCGTCTCATGAAGGTCAAGCAGAATCTTGAGAATTCAGGTTTCAAGGACTCTATCATGAAGGAGTTGACAGAGAAATTCTATCAGGAGGACTTCAAGGAGAAGTTGAATACAAATATTAATCTAGTTGGAGTTGGTAATGGTGTTCTTGATCTTTCTGCAACACATCCTGTAACAGGAAAGTTATATGTTGAGTTTCGGGAGGGAAGACCAGATGATATGATCAGTCTTCAGATGGGTAAGCACAAGATTTATCCGGCTATTAACTATAGTCCGTATGATCCCAACAATCAGCATAATGCCGGAATTCGTGAATTCTTTCGGAAGCTATTTCCAAGGGAAGATCTGCGGGAGTATTTCTTTACGCTTCTTTCAGCTTGTCTCTATGGTCGTAACACCGAGCAGAAGTTCTATATCTTTCAAGGCGAAGGATCCAATGGTAAGTCAGCCCTTATCCGTCTTATTGAAATGGTCTTTGGTGAATATCAGTGTACAACCCAAGCAACTCTTGTTACACGAAAGCAGGATAATTCCGGTGCTGCGGCTCCTCAGCTAGTAAAGATGCGGAATATGCGATTTGTTGGCTTACAGGAACCTGAAGAGGGAGAGAAGATTAACTCTTCACTGATGAAGCAGTTATCAGGTGAAGATATGATTTCTGCTCGTGCTCTATATCAGGACTTAGTCACCTTTGCGATTACTGCTCGTATCTTCTTGTGCTGTAATCGTTTCCCACCAGTAAATAGCATTGACAATGGTACTTGGCGCCGCCTTCGTGTAGTGAAGTTTGAGTCTGAGTTTCGCGATCCCGAAAGATTTAAGGATGAGGCTCAAACGAAAGAACTTGCTGAAAAGAATATTTATCCTAAGGAACCAAGTGTAGAAAAGTCAACAGAGCATGGATTTCCTGCTTGGCGTGAAGCCTTTCTTTCTATGCTAGTTCACTACTATGAGAATGTGTATCTTGTAAAGGGGCTTGTTGAGCCGGGCTGTGTTAAGGAGGAGTCTGATAAATACAAGTCTGACAATGACTCTTTCGCATCTTTCATGCAGGAGCGTCTTATTAGTGAAATTGGCAGTGAAACAGATGTTAAGGATATTCGGAAGGAGTATAAGATTTGGCTTCAGTCAGAGCCTGATAAGAAGTCGCTTTCTCCAGCAGATGTCCGCCAGAAGTTGATTGATAAGTTCGGAAAGCCGCTCAACCGAAAGGGCAAGGAGATGTTTCAAGGTGTGCGTATTGCTGGCTTGCTAGAGGATGTCAGCGGAAACTATGTGGAACCACAAGCACTAGCCGAAGCAGAATCCGTGGAAGAACCAGCAGAAGAAGAAAAGGAAGAGACCATTGTTACTGAACAAGAGTCGCTTACTATTATTGAGCCTGTGGTAGAAACCAAGAAGGCCGGAAAGCCAAAGAAGAAGTAATTATCCAAAGAGTTGTATCAAATATAAAAGAAGAAGTGGAACTGAAATCCACATGGCTATAATAAGACTCTGCTGTTGTGAACTGTCAATTGGTAATCCGAAAATAGCCATGCTAGTTGAGATTAGAATTACAAGCACAGCCGACCAAAATGCAGTTAAAATCCAATTATCCCAATTACTCCAGAAGGGATTGCCTTGAGCAGTAAGAGGACCTGCGGAAAGAAAGTCGCGACGATAGAATTTATCTTTATTTTTAAAATCCTTGATATTTTTTTCAGTTTCTTTTAATTTTTTTTCTAAATACATCTTGTATTTTCCCTGCGATGAATCAGGTTTTGAGGTTCCTTGAACAATCTTACTTAGAGTTTGACCATTTACCATAAAAACATCAAGTGTCCCTTTTTCATTATTAAATTCATCTTCTTTCTTATCAGCCTCCCGTAGAAGTCTCTGTATTTTTTCAGTATTATCCTTTGGTATGAGCGATGGTTGTCTATCTTCTATTGTTTTATTTGCTATTTCTTGAATTCTCTGTGTAAGAAAATTAGACATTCCCTACACTTCCTTATTATTTTTCCGTCATCAAGAAGGAGGTCCACCAGGAGGAGGTCCACCGGGAGGTCCACTCATAACACCTCCACCCATATTCTGCAAACCACTAGCCATTGCTGAAAAGTTGCCACTCATCAGATTGCCACTCATTTGACCGAGACCCGCCGCCGCTGCTTCCGCCGACTTACAGAGGTCACCCGCCTTAAGAGTGCCAGGATTATCAGAGAACTTGCGCTTATTCCAGTAGCGTACATCACGAGTGTAGCGTGTGTAGTTAAAGCGGTAGAGGGCCAGGATAGCCGCTGCGGAAGCAATGATAAAGACAACATACTTACCAAAGATCCACGGGAAAAGATTCATCTTACCGAGCATGATAACAATCATGGCCGAAACCATTGCCAGGAAAGCCACTTGTAAAAAAAAGAGGGACTCCAATTTATTCTGAGCATACCACTCATTCACTAGAAACTGGCGCTTAGTGTTATCCATGTCAAACCTAAGGGAACTTGTATTGGCTTCCGCGATTGAGACAATGTTATTTTGCGCGCGATTTAAATCACCATTACGAACTTCATAATAACGGGCGTGGTGGTCCATATCCATGTAGCGACCCATATCGTAGAACGCCTTTTGAAAATTACCACGCTTGATTTGAAGAGTCTCATCGGCTTGTTTATTTTGTCTTTCAGACGCATACTGCTGAGACTTGACCGGGTCATTCATCAACTCAGACTTGAACTCAATCTTCTCAATGTCGTCTAATGCCATAGACGCATTCACCAACATTGTGTGATAATCAGCCATTCTCTAATCTAATTAAACATAAGTTTTATTGGATTAGAAATTTAAAAGAATACATTAAACACTTTGACTATAAGCAGTGTATACAACACCCAGAGCAACTACATTTAGAATCGCAAAAACAGTAATCTGTACACGTAGGGCACGGTTCTTTTCCTCTGTATAAGCCTGCATTTCACGCTGTGTGCTCAGACGGAGATTACTTGCCGTCAATTTCCTCTTGATATCCGCAAGTCGTAAAATATTTTTATTAATGGAAGTATTACCATCTACGTGGCGCTGGCGGAATGAATCCACGCGCTTGGCTCTTTCATTTGCGACTGCGTTCATGATTTCCAGGAGACTTTGTAGACGTTTATTCATATCAGTTGTTGCTCCATTGAGCGACATTGAAAGCGTAACATCATCCTTGTTATCAGACATAAGAAGTCTCAGATACTTGCGTAGCAGATAGGCATAGCGATTCTCATACCAGCAATATTCCTGCTTTACTTTCTTATAGAATTCAGCATCTACTGAGACTTGGTCATCAATCAAAGTTTTATTGTCAGGGAGCAAACCTTTTGTCTTGAGGTCAGTAATCTTAGACATCAGCACTTCAGTGGGAATTCTCTGCTTGTCATCCAATTCAAATCCTGAAAAACTAATTCCATTCGGAAATAATATAAGGGCACTCGTGTCATTAATTGAAACATCGGCCGCACATCCATCTACCGGGCCCGCTAAGATAGGTAGGTCCTTGCGGAAAGAATAGTCTTGAGCGCTTGTCATCCTATTCTATCTCTGTAATTTTGTCGCATTAAAATTCGTCCTGTGATAGGAGTTGGTGAACTTGTGATCCCCGCTGAGAGTAATGCTCGTTTCCCAAAGGATGATACTAAATATAACGCAAATGTCCAAAATAGAGCAACTACACCCATCATATAATATGGATTGCTCAGAGGTTTCATCATTAAAAAACTGATTGTATGGGGGGTCTTGTCTCCGCGACCCATTAATGATGAGACCTGTTCTTCGCGGGTCTCTTTCCTATGCCGAAGCGTATTTTCTTCAAGTTGTAGGCGTTGTAGTTCCTTTTCTTTTTGTAAAATTGGTTCTTCAAGATTGCCTGTTCTTTCCCGCAGATCTTCCAGTGCGTCTTTAATGACAATACCCAGACGGGATAATTCTTCTCTTATATTAGTCATTTGCGCTTCTATTTCATTGAGTTTTGACATATTATCAACATCCGTTCTTATAGTTTGTGTATACTGTTCTTTTAAGGAATTGAACTGTGATTCCAGAGCATTTCGTTTCATTTTCCAGGAATATTCATTGTCACTCGTCCAGGACATCTCTATGATTTACTCGGGATTAAGATATACATAATCTGTATCCTTCAGACATACCCGCAGTAGGTGAAGGACGCGTAATCTTAATAACTTCACCGGGAGTTAGACCTAGCCATCGTGCCTGCATATCAATATGATACTTGATAAATGGAAGACGATTGAGTGTTACAAGATTTAACTGTTTCTTTAGTTCAGGAATGCCATCTGCTAGAACACGTTCGTGCTTGGGTACGAGCACATGCTTGCTAGGATTTAGAATGAGTTGCTTGATATGAAAGAAACTGATTTTTACTTTCTTTTGCCAGGCTTGTCCCGCAACTAAATCAAATGACTCGTGATATGGTTCTCCAAGAATAAAGATATAATCCGTATTCTCCGGATTCTTAATATGCTCCCATCGCCCATCGCCTTCAAACTCCTTGCGTTGAATTGTTGCCTTAATCTTTTCAAAGATGAGATAAATCACTTCACAGAACTCATAGGGAGAAGGAGGCGCATTTTCTTGACGCTTTACGCGAATCTTTAG